CTACCAGAAGACCCTATTACAGAGAACATGAACATTATGAACATGCGCCCTGTTAAGGCTTTCTTGTATCAGGACCACGAAGCGCATATTCAAGTTCATATGAGCGCTATGCAAGATCCCAAAATTGCTGCCATTGTGGGTCAAAATCCCCAGGCGCAAGCCATTAGAGCAGCTGCTATGGCTCATATTCAAGAGCATTTAGCCTTTGCCTACAAGAAACAAATGGAAGAAATCATGGGAATCTCGTTGCCAGAAGATGGGCAAGAAGAATCAATCCCAAGAGATATGGAAGTCCAGATCTCACAAATGGCTTCACAGGCAGCCGATGTGCTTTTGCAACGCAACAAGACCGAAGTTGCAGCGCAACAAGCTCAAATGGCAGCCCAAGACCCAGTCATTCAGATGCAAGCGAAGGAACTTGAACTCAAACAGGCCGAGGAACAACGCAAAGCAATGAAAGACCAAGCCGATGTAGCAACAGATGCTGCTCGCTTGGAATTAGAAAGGGAAAGAATCGCCTCCCAAGAACGAATTGCTGGCGCTCAGATTCTGGCAAAAACAGAAAAAGACGCCATGGAAGTCGAAATTAAACGGATGCAAGAACTTTCCAAGATGCAGCAGTTCAATAAACCTCAAACAGGGAAAAAATAGTGGATAAAAACTTGGATTACCTCTTAAATGAATACAAAACCCGTATCGATATGCTCCAAAAAGCTATTGCAGCTGGAAATTGTGCTAATTACGAGGAGTATAAGTACGCTTGCGGACAGATTCGAGGTCTAGAATCCGCTTGTTTAACCATAACAGACCTCAAACAACGAATGGAGAATTTTGATGAGTGAATTACTAATCGGCTCAAATCCCGATGACGTAACAAAAGTAACAACTCTGCCTCAAACAGCAGAAGAAAAAGCAAGACAACTACCTGAACCCTCTGGATATCGCATTTTGTGCGCTATTCCTGAGATTGATGAGACTTACGAGAGCGGAATCCTCAAATCGGATGCCACGATGCACTACGAAGAAGTTTTATCAACGGTGTTTTTTGTCGTAAAAATGGGTCCTGATTGCTATAAGGACGAAACTCGTTTCCCTTCTGGGCCATGGTGCAAAGTGGGCGACTTTATTCTAGCCAGACCAAACTCTGGCACACGACTAAAGATCCACGGACGTGAATTTAGGATTATTAACGATGATTCCGTAGAAGGACTCGTTGAAGATCCCCGCGGCATAACCAGAATTTAAGGAGAAAATCATGCCTGATATTCAAATGACGGAATATAAATTCCCAGATGAACCAGAAGATAAGGTAGAAGAATTAGAGCCTATTGAAATTGAGATTGAAGACGATACACCCCCAGAGGACAAGGCAAATGCAGAGCCTATGCCAAAGGAAATCGTTGAAGAGCTCGATAAAGATGACTTAGAGGAGTTCAGCGGAGAAGCAAAGAAGAAGTTGTTGCAGATGAAAAAGGTCTACAACGATGAACGCAGAGCAAAAGAGGCTGCTGACAAAGAACGTCAAGAAGCTGTTGATTTTGCTCAAAAAATCATCGAAGAAAACAAAAAACTTAAAAACAGGCTAACAACTGGTGAGCAAAGTTTAGTTTCTAGTTACAAAGAAAACATAACTCGCGAACTAGAAGAGGCTAAACGGTCTTATAAAGAAGCTTATGACTCTGGCGATTCTGAGCTTTTAGTAAATGCCCAAGAAAAGTTAACTGAAGTCAAATTAAAATCTCAGGAATTAGAAAGATATAAACCTGAATTTTCAGAAGAGGCTTTACAATCTCAAGAAAATGATGTAAAAATACCTCAACCTCAACGTTTGGACTCAAAAACCCAAGCGTGGCTGGACAAAAACAGCTGGTATGGGGTAGATGAAGATATGAGCTACCTAGCAATGGGTGTTCATAGACGCTTGGAAAGAGAAGGAGTTCCGATAGGATCTGACCACTATTTCAAGTCGATTGACACAGAAATGCGTCAAAGATTCCCAGAGAAATTTGGGAATTCCGAAGAGACCAAAGACTCTTTCGAGGTAGAGGCCAAACCCTCTGCAAAAACTAGTAAACCGAGCACGGTGGTTGCGCCAGCGACTAGGTCTACCTCTCCAAAAAAAGTCAGACTTACGCCAACGCAGTTACAACTGGCAAAGAAATTTAATCTAACACCAGAGCAATATGCTCGTGAACTAACTAAACTGGAGTCCCAAAATGGCTGAAAACAGAAAACCTCGTGAAGTAGAAACCCGTCAACAAGAAATGCGGCCCCAGCAGTGGAAACCGCCTGAATTGTTGCCAGAACCCGACAAGCAAGCAGGATTTGCTTATCGGTGGATCAGAGTAGCTACTTTAAACACCGCGGATCCCCGCAATCTATCTGCCAAACTCAGAGAAGGATGGGAACCTGTACGTGTTGAGGAACAACCGAAGTTTGCACTGCTAATCGACCCTCAAAGTCGTTATAAAGACAACATTGAGATCGGTGGGTTGTTGTTATGCAAAACCCCAATTGAGTTTGTAGATCAGCGTAATCAATATTATTCTAATCAAGCAGAAGCTCAAATGGATGCTGTAGACAACACTCTTATGCGCCAGAACGATCCTCGTATGCCTCTCTTTAATGAGAGAAAAACTGAGATAAGTCGTTTTGGAAGAGGTTAATTTTTTAAACTTAGGAGATTTATTATGGCTTATCCAAGCGTAACAGCTCCCTACGGCTTACGCCCAATCAACAGCGTGGATGGCAAACCCTACGCTGGTGCAACCCGTCAATTGCCAATTGCGAGTACTTATAACACTCCAATTTTTAACGGGGATATTGTAGCTTTAGTCGATGGCGGCACTATTGCAGTATCAGGCGTTACAAACGACTCTACAACTTCAGCTGCTAACTACACCTATGGTGTATTTATGGGCTGCCAGTATGTAAATGCTCAAGGTCAAACAGTTCAAGCTCAGTACTACCCAGGTAATGCTGCTGCAACATCTGCTATTGGCTACATTGTTGACGATCCTATGGCTGCTTTTCAGGTAGCTGTTGTATTTGCAAACAGTGTTGTAACAACCGTTAACCAAAGCATTGTTGGTGTAAACATGGCAATCGACCAAGGTACAGGTAGCACTATTACTGGTAACTCTGGGTTTGGTGTTCTTGTTGCTACCAATGACGCAGGTAACGCAGCAACCTTGCCAGTTCGTGCTGTCTCTGTAATTCCAGAAACCGCTACTGGTACAAACGCCTTCACTGAAGTAGTAGTGAAGTTGAACAATCCGCAAATTCTCCGAGCTACTGGCTTGGATTATGCAGCCTAATAGGAGCTAAAAAATGGCTATTTCTCGTGCCCAACTACTTAAAGAGCTCCTCCCAGGCCTGAATGCTTTGTTCGGTTTGGAGTATGCTCGCTACGGTGAAGAACATAAAGAGATCTATGAAACAGAGACCTCTGAGCGTTCTTTTGAAGAAGAGACCAAGCTGTCTGGCTTCTCAGCTGCACCAGTCAAAAACGAAGGTTCTGCCATCGCTTATGACAATGCACAAGAGGCTTTCACAGCTCGCTATACCCACGTAACGATTGCTCAAGGTTTCTCCCTAACGGAAGAGGCTATTGAGGACAACTTGTATGACAGCCTATCTGGTCGTTATACCAAGGCGTTAGCTCGTTCCATGGCGTATACCAAGCAAGTTCGTGCTGCTTCTGTATTAAATACTGGCTTTACTGCCAATACTGGCGGTGATGGTCAGCCTTTATTCAGTGCAAGCCACCCCTTGGTTTCTGGCGGTACTAACAGTAACATCCCAACAACCCCTGCTGACCTTAACGAGACTTCCTTGGAAGCCGCTGTTATTCAAATCAGCTTATGGGTAGACGAGCGTGGACTGTTAATTGCTTCTAAACCACGTAAGTTGATTGTGCCACCTTCACTACAGTTCGTTGCAACTCGTTTGCTAGAAACCGAACTCCGTGTTGGTACAGCCGACAACGACATTAATGCAATTAAGAACAATGGTTCGATTCCAGAGGGTTACACCATTAACCACTATCTGACCGACACCAATGCTTGGTTCTTGTGCACTGATGTACCTAACGGTATGAAGCACTTTGTTCGTACACCACTCCAGAATTCTATGGACGGTGACTTCGACACAGGCAACGTACGTTATAAAGCACGTGAGCGTTACTCATTTGGATTCTCGGATCCATTGGGAATGTTTGGTTCCGCAGGAGCCTAAAAATCGGGGGGAGAAATCCCCCCTTTTTTATTTGTTTGTAGTAAGATTTAAACATCTGGGTAAATCGCTTATCAAACTGCCCCAGCAGACGCATACACGATTGATAAGCTGAACTTTGTATGAAGGACAATTTAAAATGGCAAGAACTACTTTTTCAGGCCCAGTGCGGGCTGGTTATCAAGGCGGAGACGCAAGCGCACAACAACCTTTAACTCCTACCACTATTAATTCAGGAACTGTAATTTCAGTTGATGAAGGAACGGCAGCTTCTGGCTTTTATTCTCGTGTAATGCCAACCACAGGTTTTGGCTCAAGCAGCTATTTAACTCCTGGCGAGGCTTTCTCTGTATTTGGTCGTGTCCAGTGTGGCGCTCCTTTCGCTGTGGCTCCTTCTACTACTTTTAACCACATGGCTGGTACAGTAGGTGAGTTTGCAGTTATTGGCACATATGCTAACAACGGCTTAATGGCTGGTGTAATGGGTACTATTAATACTAATACCCTGTCAGGCGATGCTGCTGTTATGGCGTTTATGGATGGCGATTCTGGTGTAACTACCGCTCGTTGCGCTTTTGGTGTTGCAATGGCTCAAACCACAGCTGGTTCTGGTTTTGAGTATGGTATTGATCTGAAGATGCAAGACCCTGTACTTGATGCTGGCGGTCCTTCTGGCGTTAGACCATATACCAAAGCTAACATCCGTATGGAAGATGACGTTGTAGTTATGGTTGACGCAGGGGCTCCTACAAACGGTACTACTGGTGATAACTTCGCAGGTACGGGTTCTTTATATGTTGATTCGACCGCTGGTAAGTTGTATATCAATACTGGCGCAATCAGCAACCCAACCTGGGTAGTTGTTGGTACTCAAACCTAATGTTGACTCATAAAGACCCAGAAGTTCAGGTAATGCTTGGGCTTCTGGAATCTCAAAGAGATCATGTTATGGGTATTGTAGCGATGCAGGCTAAGCAAATTGAAGAGCTAAAAGCCAAACTCGCTACTCAACAGGAAAACCAGGAGAGTTAAAATGGGTATGCAATATGACGTAAAGTCAGCACACGCAAGCGCATCAGGTGTGGCGGTAGGGTACAGAACTCGCTTAAAAGGGGTTCTTATGTCCCCTTCTGGAGCTACAACGGTAAATACTATTTTTGCTAATAACTTAAGCCTTTCTGGTACGTACAATGTACCAGCCTCTACCGTTTGCACGGTAACTATTGCTAATCATGGGCTGTCAAACGGGGATAGAGTTTATTTAGACTTTACCTCTGGAAGCTCTGCTGATGGTCCGTATGATGTATCTAACGTTTCTACAAACACGTTTACAGTTACAGTAGCTTCAGCAACAACTAACGGCAATGTAACAATGTACGCATCCATATTAGCTGAATTTGACTGTTCTTCTGCTACGGCTTTTTATACATTTATTCCAGGCGAAGGTATTTTAGCGACAGATGGTATTTATGTTGGTTTACCAGCTTCGGTAACAACTACGCTGTTTTACGGATGACACTATGCAGCAATATGACGTTAAATCGTATCATGCTTCAGCATCTGGCACTGCCACCACAAACCCTGTACGCTTAAAAAACGTATTGGTTACTACTGGTACTGTGTCTGCAAGAAATATGGCAGTTGCAGATCCAGCGACTTCGCAATCGGGCACTTGGAGTCGTACTGGAGCACTAGTTACGGTTACGATTAACAACAATGGTTTAACAAACGGTCAACGGGTATTTTTAGATGTTGCGGCTGGAACTACCATGCGTGATGGGGTGTACGAAGTATCTAACGTAACAACTAATACATTTACAGTGACTTCAGCAACATCTGGAGTGGCTTCTGGTACAGTGACAATGTACACAAATATTTACGTTGAACTAGATACATTTAACACAATAGGTTTGCCTGTTAAGATTCCAGGCGAAGGGATTAATTGCCCTAACGGTATTTTTGTTGGGGTTGGCTCAAGCGTAACGGCAACGGTGTTCTATGGCTAAATCCCCTGCATGGACTCGCAAAGAGGGTAAGAACCCTGAAGGCGGCTTAAACGCCAAGGGCAGGGCTTCCTACAATGCGGCTAATCCTGGTAAGCCTGGACTTAAACGTCCACAACCAGAAGGTGGTTCAAGACGGGATTCCTTCTGCGCTCGCATGAAGGGCATGAAGCGTAAGCTAACCAGCGCTAAAACCGCTAA